GTGCTTGTAACCGCCGGGTTTGCCCATTGCCACGTCGCCAGTCTTCTTCGGAGTGTGATGCTCGCCTGAAGCAGTGTCCATCTTGGTCTTGACATAACCTTTAGCTCCCTTTTCAGAGGCCGCTACGCCAATTACTCCGCCTTCTTTGAACCCTGCCTGACCCATCACCACACCGCCCGTCTTGAGCCCTTTGTGAGCTTTAGAAGCAGGCATAGAGGCGTGCTTTTTAAGCTTAGCCTCGGTGCCCATCATCTTCTTCATCTCAGCGGCGTGCTCAGATTTGCTTTCGCCACCTTCTTTCATCATCGGGCGAGCCATCATCGCTTTACGACGCATAGCCATCGAGGGACGTGCCGGGGCGGCCGCCGGAGGCATCCCGCCTCGAGCACCGGGCGTGGGCGTGGCCGCAAGACCACGCATCACCCCACCGTCCATCATCTTTTTGGGCGCTTTGACCGAACCGCCTTTCTTCAGTTTCAGAATCACTGAAGGTTCGGTGGTCATCATTTTAACCATCGGTTTAAACTGTCCCATGATTAGCGCTCCTTGGCTACATAGACATAGTCCACGGTCATGGTCTTGGCGACGGCTTCACCGTTCTGGATTGCGATGGTGATGGTCATGTCCTCATCGTCGGGCAGGTTGGTAGTTACCGAACTGCCAGCGATTGAGCCATTCACAAAATACTGCACCGCCGAAATCCCGTCATAGTAAAACCCAAGACGGATGTAGGTGTCATTCGCCATCGTAGCCACAGCGCTCGCGGTGGTTGCCGTGTTGTTTTTCTCAACAAGGAAATCAACTGTCGCAGCCCCATCGGCTTTGATAAAAAACACACCATCAGTCACGTCAAGCGGGGTAGTGTCGGTGATCTGCAGACCAATGACAACATCCGACTGCGTGGCGTCGCTGACTTTGAAACGAGCCTCAAAGAACAGTGGTTTACCGCTAGCGAACCGGAACGACTCACCGACTTTCTGCAACGACACAAGGTCGTTATCAGCAGCGGTGTTAGTGATGAGCAACAGACCCCCATCACCGTCAGTCAGTGCCTGCGTTGCGCCGGCCTGCGTCTCTGTAACGGTCCAGTCGGCCGCCGTGTAGTAGTCGAAGTCCTCAAAGTAGGTGTGATACAGCGTGGCTGCGGGCTGGCCTAGCTCAGCAAACAGCGACTGCTCACCCACGTTGGTGACCCCATTAGGAAACCGAGTCGTAGTCATACTTTAACTCCTATAAAGCGGGGGCCGGAGCCCCCTGGTTTCCTTAGACTCCGGGCGTGCCGTACATTGCGCGCCAATCGGTGAAGCCCACATCATAACGCTCGGTGGCCTTGTAGCGCATGGAGTCGGTTTCGAAGTCACCTTCCATGGTCTTTTCAAGGGCACGACGCATCATGAGCTTCATACCTTCGGGCGTGTCGGTCTGCACCCACCATGCGGTCGAGCTAGTCAAACGCGACAGAACCGCAGCACCTTCATCGAGCAAGCCGATAGATTTGACTGGGTTGATGTCGTTGTTGGCTTGACCGGCACGCAGCACACTCTTGAGCAACACTTCGGCTTGGAAAATGTTGCCTGGAGCGACGACGAGCTGTCGTGGCACGAGGCGAATCTTTTTGCCGTTGTTGTCAACTGCCTGACGCACCTGAATGAGCATCTGCTCAAGGGAGGTCTGGCTGAGGTTGGCCGCAGTGGTGAGGAGGTTGCTCACTGTGCCGTTCACGATGGGGTGCGAGGCGCTATTCAGCGCTACACCGTCACCACCGGCGTACTGCCCACCCGTGAAGGCATTGTTCAGCACGTTGGCGCACAGGGTTTCTTTGGTCTCGACCAAAGACTGTGCCAAGTGACGAGCGTATACCGACCCGATGCGGATGTGGTCGCCGTCTTCGACGAGGACTTTCGTCAACGCGAAGGCTAAACCGTACACCGAGTAGACGTAACGCTTCAGGAACAACACGCCGCCCTGCTGATAGGTTACGGGGCTGCCGTCGGGAAGCAACGGTGCCAAGCCAAAACCGTACAGGACGGGTTCCTCATGGTAATTACGGGGGATGCCGTTCTGCTCGCGGAAGACTCGCGACCACTCATCGGCACGCTGATCATAGACTCCGTCGAAGCACTCGTTCAGGATAGGCTCAACGATGCTCCGAAAGTCCGTACTGCGCATTGGGGCTGCCATTTGTTAGCCCTCCTTTAAGCTACGGTAACGGGGTAAGCCACCGCCGCACCTTCGTAAATACCAGCGTACTGGAACTCAGCGATTTGCACACGAACGATCGTGTACGAATCACCCCATGCGTTGCCCGGATACGGTGCCAAGTCGATGACGCGCAGTGTCTTGGTAGCGTTAGCGCCAGCAGCGGTTGTACCCATAGTGGCTTGAGACAGACCAACGAGCGTCGGATCCCCTGTGGTGGGGTTGTACGGGTTGGTGATGTCGAACTCCTGGCCCAGGGCGGTTTGCGCAATCGAGCCTTCGGCCTGAATTTCGTAAACCACTTTCGGGTCGGTCCAAACGTACGCAATGAGTGAGCCGCTCTGATACCCCGTGCCCGAAGGCCAGCAGTTCGAAACGCGGCGACGCCCCGTCGTGTCGGTCCACTCGACGCCATCAAAGACGCCGTAGATTGGATCGCCACTTGCGGCACGAACGATATACCCAGTTGTTGGGTCGAGCTTGACGGCCTGACCCTTCAAGATGTTCTGAGCATACCCCGACTGAATCACATTGGCCAGCCCCTGCGCACGATCGAGCCCCGAGGGGTGATACGCAGGCCGCAAACCAAAGGGTGCTAAGGTTGCAGACATGATGTTGTAAACTCCAAATTAACCCTCGAAGACCGGGGGTCGGTTGACGGATGAATTTGCCACTCGTCCGAAGCCTTCGCCTTCCGTTTTCAGGAGTTTGTGTCCTGAGCTGTCAGCCCCCTGCTGAAGTTCTTCCATACGTTCCATGATCGCTTGGGTTGCTTCCATTGGTTTTTGATAATGGAAGTGCGTCATGACCCGCTGGTAGAGTTCAGTCGGAATCTTAAACAGCAACATTTCGTTGCACGAAATGTGACCCACATGCTCGCCCGCTTTTACGCGATAATTCTCAAACCCAGGTAACTCATCGGCTGTCACCGGAACGTACCCCAGTCGGATTCGCTTGTCAATCGTGTCGTAGCTGTTAGTGGTGGAAAGCCAGCACATGTGCCAACCCGGCAGGGCGGGCACGTTCGGCAGGGCGGTTTGCGTCCACTCGTCACTCCACATTTTGTCAATGTCCTGTGAGGCGGCGAACATAGTCTCCGGCGGAAGGCGGTCGAGGTCTTCGCTTGCGCGGCTTTCTCGGCCTCCGGCGGAGAGAGATTTTTTGAGTCTTGAATCCATTTGTTAGCGTCCTTTGAATTAGCGTGGGTTAGCAGCAGCACGTTTGCGAGCTTCCGCCGCGTAGCGCTTGATCATGCTGTTGCGCTTGACGGGGTCGTCCCAAAAGCCGGCATCTTTCATGGCGCGTACTTGATCGGGCTCAAGCATGAACTGCCCCTTGGGGGAGCCGCCACTATTCGATGATTCGCGACCGGTGCTAGTTTGCATATTCCGAGGCCTTGAACGCTGGTTCGGCGCATTATAGCTCAATTCATACCGATGAGGCAAGTACTTTTTTGCGCGATCATCGAGTTCATCCCAATAGTCCTGGCTTGCGGGGTTCCAGCCTTCGGCGGTGAGCTCTTCGTCGATCTGTTTGACGATGCGGGAGTCGGTGTCGCGATGCTGCGGGTCGTACCATTCGCTGCGCTTGATCCACTCGGCCGCCATCTTCTGCACTCTCGGATCGGGCAGGGTGTTGGGCTGCTGCTTGGGGGTGGAGCTGGCCTTTTTCAGGTTTTTCAGAGATTCGAGCTGCTGCCTGGACTCGTACCACATTTCTTGCGCCTGCGCCAGGGCGTCGCCGTCTTGAGCACGGGTCGCCTCGGCAATCTTGCGCTTAGCGTACTCGAGCCGCAGCTCTTGATCTTCGACCGCCTTGTCGAGCTTGGCGAGTTCGCCGGCGTGGGTTTTGCGCTCAACAATGCTCAACCGCTCCATTAGCTCTTGATTCTGCCGCTGGAGCAGCTGCAACCGCTGGTCTTTCTCGGCGCTGGTTTTGCGGGCTAGTTCGCGCTTAGCACGGCGGCGCTCGCGTTTGGCGTTGCGTAGCGCCTCGGTGTCGTCGTCCGCGTCGGCGTCAGCGGGGTCGTCGGCGGGGCCGCCTTCGGCTTTGCTTTGCGGTGGGTCGTCATCGTCGTCCTGTTGGTCCGGGGGTGGGGCGAGGTCTTCCGGCAGCGCCACCGCGACTGAACCGTCGGGCTGCTCGGTGATCTCAATATCGAGTTCTTTTGCGTCTGTGCTCGTACTCATAGGAATGCCTTAGTCTCGAGGGGGTTAGTGGTGATTCGGGCAATGACCTCGTGGTCATTCACGATCATGAACAACGCGGGGTCTTCAAGGTGGTCCTCACCGGGCACTTTGACCTCCCAACGGTCGCCGCCCCACTTGGGCACACGAATAAAGTCACCCACCGCGCACCAAGACCCTTCTGGCCAGGGGTTCATCGAGTCGCGATGCCTGAAGGCGAGCGGCCCCACGGCGATGACTTTGGCGACCTGGGTGTTCCACTTTTCGGTCTCTTTGGTTTCCTCAACAAGTACGATTCCTGCTTTGGTGGTCTTTTTGCGGCTGCGGCGCAACTGCACCAACAATCGCCCACCCAACGGCTGCGCACCAGGATCCACGCTCGGGAAAGCCCAAGCCATCTCAGCGTCTTGCGACGCTACTGGTTCAGTCATCATGTTCATCTTCTTCCTCTATAAAGTTCTCAATAATATCAAGGGCTTTTTGCAGCCCCATGTGTTCGCCGACCATGCGCTGGTACGCCTCCCATGACGCAGCGTTACCCGCCGCTAAGGATTGGCCTATCTCAGCCTGACGTGCCTTATACGCGCCGATCAGCTGGCTCAGGGTTAAGGTCACTTGTTTTTACGTGCTAACGGGGCGGGGGCTCCTTTTGACGAGGGTTGAGGGGTGGTGCTACCTTTGGACTTGAGGCTAGTGCCGTCGAGCGCCGCGCCCATAGCGATGCGCTTGTGATAGGGGACGGCTTCGTTGTCTTTGAGATTATTGGATGGTTGGACCACGTTCAGCTCCTAGGTTACGTTGGGCTTCGTTTTGAAGCCGGATTGCAGTTTCCAACTGCTCGGTGCGCAGCCTGTCATCTTCTTGAGTCAGGCGTGCGGTTTCTATGCGCTCGCGGGTGAGGTTATCCGAGGCGTTCAGCGCCACGTCAATCTGATCACGCTCGGCGGCGCGTTGCTGCTCGGCTTGAAGCCGTGCCACGTCGATCTGCCCCTGCTGTTGCATGTCGGCTCCTTTGAGCTGCATCTCGGCCTGATCTCGCTGGGTGCGACGTTGAGTTTCGGCCATCGCGGTCTCTTTGAGCACTTGCGCCTCGGGTGGCAACTGGGGTTGCGGGGTCATTTGTTGCATCGCCTGAAGCAGCTGCCCGACGAGGGGAAGAATCTTACCGAACGCCTGCTCGGCGTCGGACTTGACGTGCTGTGACACGAGCGCGTACACTTTGTCAATCTGCGCCGTGAGGGTTTTGTCCTCGTACTCGGCCTCGGTCACGGGGCGACCGTTGCGGAGCTTGGTGACGTACCCTTGCGATCGGTTCAAGTACCACAGGATCATGTGCTGCTTCACGTGCTCTAGCGCCCGAGGCAGGTAAATCGACGCCATGATGGGGTTACCGCCGAACGCCGGGTTCAGGGCGAAGTCCAAGTGCGTCTGAATATGCGCCAAGTGATCTTGATGCATATAAGCGTAGCCGTTCTGCCCCAGCGCCATGGCGACATTCTCATCAACCGCGCTGAGTTCATCCGGCGAAGGCGTATTCTTGAGCAGTTCGTTGTAGCCGGGTATTTTCAACTGTTTCAGCAGTCGTTCTTCCACCGCCCGCCGGTCGTAGAGGTCCGGCGCAGCGTCCGCACGGGCCAGCACCGCTTGAATCTGCGCCATGCGTTGGGTTTCGCTGAAGATATGCGGGTCCGACACCGGCACCACGTCCGTATTACGCTTGAAGTCGTCTTCCTCAATCTCGAGGTCCGCTACCACCTCGCCTTTACGCATGTCTTTCAGATGCCAGCGGTTCAGACGGCCCAGAACTTTCAAAAGTCGCCCTTGCGCATCGTGCAGCCGGGCGTGAATGGCGCTGAAAACCGCCGCACCCTGCTCGATGAGTGCCTGCGTAGTGCCAACGGGGGTTTGCGCGCTCACGTCGGCGATCTTTTCCTCCGCCGTCGTGACCACGCCCTTGGTGGCCTTGTCAAGCCACCCCAAAAGCTCAAAAAGCACCGCGCTCGGGGGGTTAAAAGGCATGGGCATCGCGATTTTCTTAATGTCGTCCACACCCGGTGCGCCTTCGATCTCGACGACCTGCGTGATGTCGACCTGTTGGCTCTGCCCGCTCACCTTTGCGCCCTTCAGTTTGAGCATCGCCGGGGCGTTGTTGATGTGCGCCGAGTCGAGCAGGGCACGGAGCGCCCCCGTCAATGCCGCCGACAGCCCTCCGATGAGGTGCGGCAGCCCGATTGCGTACGCCCCACGCCACGGGATGAACTTATACTCAATGACCCAGTCCAGTTTGGTCATCGAGTCGTCGCCGTCTTCCCAGTTGCGGTATAACCCCACCACTTCGGCCTCAAGCTCGTCGACCATCAAGATATACGGAGCCATTTCGCCCCCGCTTTCGCGGTCATCTTCAAGCTCGAGCCACGTGTAGATGTGAAAAACACGGCGTTCGCCGTCGGTGTTCTCATCCCACTTGCGACCTTCGATCTTGTTGTTGGCCTTTTCGGCCTTGGTTTCCTCGGGCTCCATGCTAGCACGCACCAGGCTGATGTCGCGGTACATACCGGAGCTTATTCGACGCTTGAATTCCCACTCGCTGATGTCGTGAATCTCGGTGGCCCGCTGCGCGGTGTAGAAGTTCGTGGCCGAAAAGGGTATCAACACCTTGTCGATGGGCAGGAACTCGGCGCAGGGACGCTTTTGCCGGTCATCGTACCAGAGCTTGAGGTACTGCGACCCGCCCAGGGGCAGCTGCGTGAGGAGTTGCTCCTGCTCGTCGCGGAACTCTTCAATCTGCTCAGTGAGTTGCCAGTTCATCCAGTCGCGTTTACGCTCCGCACGCTGGGTTTTCTCCTCATCGTTCTGACCGAGGATCTTAGTTTTGACGGGGCCGTCGGGCGGGAACAGCTCTTTTATGGCTCGGGAGGCAAAGTCGACGCAGGCCTCCGCCATCGCGGGGTGCACGACTTTGCTCGCGCCCATGAACGTCGCGCCGCCCGGTGCGTCCTTACCCATCCCGGTGCGTTTGAGGCCTTCTTCGTACTGCTTGTCGCGATCTTCCCGCGCCGTTTTGTCTTTCTTGATGAGTTCCAAGTACCGACTAGCGAGCGTATCAAGGTCCAGCGGGTCAAACACCTCCGCCAGGTTGGCGTAGAAGTCCGGGTTCTCCTCCGGGCCGCTGTCCGGCTCAAGATTGACGAGCACCGACCCATCGGGCAGCTCCTCCAGCTCGGCGTCACCTAGCTCGAGTTCTTCCTCTTCGTACTCGACGGTCATCGGCCCAGCGGGCAGTTCGTCTTCAAGTTGGGGTTGTGGAAATTCGATAGCCATAGCTCGGGTTCCTCTCAGCGCCTGTAGCCCTTGAACAACAGCTCATCGGCCATGAGCGTGGGATTAGTTTCAATTTTAACCGCACCGCCCCGACGGTAAGGCGCGGGCTCATCCGGCGTCAGCCGAGCCCGGCCGGTGTCCACCGCCTGACGCACGCCGCGTTGCAGTTCGGCCTGATTGCGGAACTGCAGCTCAGACCCCAGGGCGTTGTTGAACTTGTCCATCTCGTAACCCGGCGGCGGAGCGCCCAACCCTACAGCCGACTTCAGATGCAGCAGCGGGCTGGTCTTGAACTCGTACAGCTCACCCAGCAGCCTTGAGGTGCCGGGGCTGAGCTTCTGGCCGAGGATGCTGGACGCAATCATGTGCCTTGCGGCGTCGCGTTTGACCGGATCCTTCGGGTACATCTCGCGGGCCGCCGTCTCAGCGTACATCGTCGCGGTGAGCAACCCCGGCTCCGGCAGGCGCTTCACTTCGGGCTCGTTGGGGTCCGTGACCGCGCCGCCTTTTTTCAGATGCACCGCGCCACCGGCGGCGTAGTTGGGGTCTTCCGACCCGATGACCTGCCCACGGGCGTTGTACTTGAGTCGCCGCCCTTCGGGTACGATCAGGTTGTGCAACCGCTGAATGTCCTCACCGCTCAACGCCGGGGGAACGTCCTGACCCGCCTGACGCAGCATGTTCAGTTCGCCCTCGCTGAACACGTCTCGGGCCGAACGCATGCCGGTGTTCTGAATGTCCTTCACGTCACTCCACCGGCCCGAACGCACAAAGTCCTGCACAAAGGGCAGGTACTCGTCTTTGGGGGCGCGGTTGGCCTTGCCTTTGATTTGGACGATCTTTTCCGGCCCAGGCCTACCCTCTGGAGTCCCAGTGTCAAAAATACGTGAGCCGGGTCCTACTTCCACCGTCACGTGCGGCTCGCCCTTAGCGTCGCGCAGCGAGTAAATGCGTGAGCGGCCCTCTTCCACATCCGGGCAGTAACCCCCGACGCAGTGGCCCATGGTTTCGCCTTCGTACTTGAGGGATTCCTCAAGGGCCGACACACCTCGGCTGCGGTTGTAGGCGGCGCTGGCTTTTTCGGGAGTGTCGAAAAGAACGCGCCCCGACGCGGGGTCTTTCCAAGACAACCGCTGACCCGGCTCAAGAATAGAGTACTTGCCCGCGTTTTGGATGATCATGCTGCTGACGTCTTCCTGCTCGGAAGGAAGCGTCAACTCCACCCAGCGCAACCCCCGCTGATTAGGCTCGGTAGTGCCGGGGATGGTCTCATACGCCTTGTACTCAACCGTGGCGGCGTTCTGGGCTCGTTTGAGGTCAGCCGCTACCTTTTGCTCGGCTCGCCACTTGTTGATCTTGTCGACCAGCTCGACGGCCTGCGGCACCGTGACCTTCTGCAACTTCTCGGGGCTCAGCTGCAACGACCTCGGCAAGCCCGAGTCGGGGTCGGTGGCGTTGCGCAGCTCGTCGATGAGGTGCTCAAAGCCCAAATCGCGCTGTAAACCCTTTGCGGAGTAGACCGCAGCCTCATCTGGCACCTTCTCAAGCCAAGGGTTGTTTCGCGGGATCGACTCATCCAGCGAACCGTATTTGAAGTCGGCTGCCCGAGCCGGGTCAATAGCCCGGTCCGTCACGTACTCCCAGAACTGAGCTTCGGGGCTAACGGCCATGCCCTCTTCAGGGAACCCCTGCGAGAGGCGTTTCTCTTTCATGACCGAACCGGGCTCACCCAGGTCATAAATGTCACGATGCAGCACCCCGCGCTCAGCCAGCGCTCGGACAGGGTCCTCCGGCGTGGCCATCTCGTTGCGCACGTACTTGCCGAGCTTGGTGTCGATCCAGTCGCTGATCGCAGCGTTTTGTGCTATCTGTTTAACGCCTTCTGGGGTATCAGCGAGTCGTTCAAATTCACCGCCAAGCATCAACGCCTCATCACGATGCGCGGGACCTCGGGGTTTGAGCAGCCCCAACCCTCGCTCAACCGTACCGGCGAGCCAGTTGCCGCCCTTAGGCTTGACGACTCCCAGCGCCCCCAGCCCGCTCAGTGCGGTGGCGGCTTTGCCAGCGGCCTGCCCCATCTCGGGAATGATAGCCGCCGGGGTAGGGGCGTTCATCAACGCCTGAACGGCGCGGTAGCTGCCAGTGGGGTTGGTCTCGTCGTAAGGCTTCGCGCCCACTACGGCCCGGCCTACCTCGCCCAGGTTGCGCCGCACGTTGAGCAGCGCCTGAGCCGTGGGGTCCTCAGCGCCCTCGCCATAGCCCTTCAGCTGAGACGCCCGGCGGCGCTGGCGGAGCTCTTCGAGTTCTTCAGGGGTCGGGGGTAGCAGGCTAGGCGGCATAGGGGTTGGTCCTAGGGCCGGCGTAGTCCGGCGAGTCGTTGAGCGCGTCGATATAATCCTCGGGGTCGTAGTCATCACGCGGTGCGGGGTCAATGTTGAGCCAACCGGCATCGCGCATGTACCGCAATGCCTGGCTGAAAGCATCCACAAAATCGTCGTGCGTGGCATTGGGGAAGCTGCATATCTGCGTGATCATGCCCTCGGCCCAGTCCCTTACGTAGCCGGCGCGCACACTCGACTCCGGGATGTACACCCGACCAGCGCGCACGATGTTGGCAACTATGCTCAGGCGCTGAATCTTATCGGCCTTGCCGGGGTTGTACGCCCGCACCGGCACATGCGCACGCTGAAGGTCTTGAATGAGCACGATGCCCGCTGCTTTATCCTCAACGAGCACAAGGTCGACCTTCTTCAGGTTGCGCCCCTCGCCGAAGACTATATCGTACTCGTCGATGACTTTGGGTTTCAGATCGGGGTACTGCAGGTGGTCCTGCCATGCGTCGATGACCAACACGCCCATCGGGCCGTCTTGCGGCTTGAACACTCCGAAGGTGATCGACGCTGTGGGGTCGTTGTGCGTCTTCTCCGTATACGCACAGTCGTACGACTGAACGATGAACTCCAGCTTCGGCAGCTCTTTCTCCGCTGGCCACAGCTTGAACCAATCTCGCTTGACGATGCCCCCCTCTTCCGGGTCAATCACTTCGGCGTGGATCTCCTGCCGGCCGAGGTTGGTACCCTCATACGCCAGGATCTGCGCTTTGAAGTTGTCACTCAAGTTATCCACGTTCGCGTACGTGCTCGCCGTGGTCAGGGTGACGTCGGTGCCTTCCCGGCTGATGAGGTCAACAATCAGGTCGCGGGGTTTAGGGGTCGTGGTGATGAGCAGGCGGGACTTCATGTCGGGCAGCTTGAGACGCACACCGAACTGAATCTGGTCCCACGCCTCCTGCAGGTACTCCCACGCCGCCAGCTCGTCGCACCATCCGCCGTGAAACTGCGGCCCCCGGAACCGCTCGGGCTCCGAGGCCGGAATGCCTTTTATCAATGAGCCATTGGTCAGCTTCAGCTCGTGCAGTGCTTTGTTGTACTCGCTGATGAGCACCTGCGGAATCACGGTGAGCAGCCCCGAGTCGCCCTCAAAGCAGGTGCCGCGCACATCGGCCGAGGTCGGCCCGGCGACTAGCCAGCGGGTCTTCGGGTAGCTCCAAGCCCACCAGCCGACCTGCTCAGCCGCCGTGCGGGTCTTGCCTGCTCCGCGCCCGGCCAGCATGAGCCATATGGACCACCAATCCCCCACGGGGAGTATCTGATG